GCGCAGTGCCTTCGCCGGAATACGTGTCGGCAAGCTTGCCTTGCGCGGTGCCGTAATTCGCGAGGTACGGCGCGAGCCCCTGCTGGAACTGGCCGAAATAACCTCCGGCAAGATCAGATGCCGCTTTTGCCGCGCCGTAGTCGGCGTTGCCGCTGGCGGCATTCCCCGATGCCGCGCGCGCGCGTTGTATCGCCTGCTGTGCGGCGTCGTTGGCGACGCCATACACGCCGTACTGGCCGGAATTCCTGAACAGATCGGTGCCGCGTTGCAGCCCGGCGACACCGTGCGCGCCGGACACGTCGCCGTAGGCCATCGCGCCGGGCTTGTAGAAATCGCCGACGCCTTTGAGGGTGTCGGCGGCCTTGCCGTAGCCGGTTGAAATAGCAGTGCGGCCCTGCCCGTACAGATCGGACAGTTGAGCGTAGCCCTGCTGCCTGCCTTCGTTGGCGAGGCGCGCCGCTTCCTCGGCGCTGTCGTTGCTGAAGATGCTGAACAGCGGAAAAGCCATGATGATCTCCTATGCGCCCGGCGTCCAAAGCTTGGTCGTCTCGTTCCAGCGCAGTGTCTGTCCGTTGGCCGGTGCGGCCACGGCCACGTCAGGCAATTGCACCAGCTTCTGATGCTGTTGAAAGTAAGTGTACCAAGCCTGCGTCATGTACCCGCTCCGCGGATCGACAACAGGAACATCAAGCCCCGGCAGGGGTGCGGACATAGACGTTCTCCAGAGTGGTGTTCTGCGTGGCTCCGATCAGCGAGACGTAAACCGGCCCCGATACGACCAGCCGCCAGCGCCTGCCGGTGCCCATCGTCTGGCCGGTGCGAAGCACGACAATCTGCTCGGCCTCGGCCTGACGACCGAGACGGCGCAGGATCTCGCGACCCCAAGTGATGCCGCCGTCGTTGCTGTACGAGATGCCGACAGTCGGCCAAGTGCCGTGCGGCACCGGTCCGGTAGCCCTGCCGACGCCGGTCGTGAAATTGAAATCGGCACGCGGCACCTTTGTGTAGTTCGGGAATTTCGTCACCGGTCCGCTTTCCAGTTGCATGATCAGATGCTCGTCATGCTCCCAGAATGCGTCGTCATCGACAAAAAGCAGGCGGCTGTTGGTCTTGAGATCCCCGGTGATCCACTTTCCAAATGCCGGGATGCCGAGAATTCCGCGCCAGCGCGGGATCAGATAGCTGGCGCGCTCGTTCCATTTCTCGCTGCCGATATCGAATTCCCACGTCCAATCGGCGCACGACAGCACCCATTTCGGATGCCCCTGCGAGATGTACACACTGGCCTCCAGCGTGTTCACGTCGGCAACATCCTCGATCAGCCGGTCGAGATCCGGCGGCGATATTTTTGTCGGGTTCGGCGTTCCGTTGTGCCGCACGACGCTGCTGTCGTCGGCGACCCAGATCAGCGCCGCCGCGAACTTGTCTTCGTGCCCGGCAACCGCGTAACGGCCCAGCAGTCCACGCTGGATCACGTAGCTGCGCGTGAACGGAAAACCGACCGGCTGTGCGGTGTTGTTGTAGACCGCGCCGTGATTGGGGCCCCAGACGAAATACTGGCCGTTGAACGGCACGCCGCGCGTCAAACCGCCCGGCTTGCTCTGCTCGGTCGTGTAGTCGGCCGGATTGATGCTGTTGGGCGGGTCCGGTGTGTTCAGCGCCGACGCAATCATCTTGCCGTTGCCATAGGTGAAAATAAAATATCCATCCAGAAAGCCGACACTGTTCGGGCTCTCCACGTCGCCGTCGGGATAAGAGGCGACCGTGCTTGATGTCACCAGAAACGCACCGGCAGACGGCACGACGCAGACGACATCCGGTGACGGGAACTTGTTGTTGCGTGCCCAGAACACCTTTTCCGTTCCCGGCAATGGGCCGGTCAGTTGTGTCTCGATGCCAGCGGAATTGAACGTCGCGGCCTTGCCGCTCCACGCCGTGTACAGCGTCGCACCGACCAGAAGCCCGCCGCGGAAGCCGGTGTTCGGGGTGGGGTGATCAGGGGCAGGCTCAAAAAACAGCGTCATGCCCGGCGACTTGCGCCACACCACCAGCGGTGTCTTTTCTCCCTTGCTCGAACCGACCGTTTTGCCCAGAGGCTCGGCGTAGCAGTTGATCAGGCGTCCATTGTTCTCATGATTTGATGCTCCCGGCGACGTGCTGAGTGGGAACGGGATGTTGAGCGGAGGCATTACCGGCGAAGCTCCTGTGGCCACAGGCTCGGCGCTTGTTCGGTTTCTCCGCTGAACAATCCCGGTGCGAGCGCGGCACCGCCAGCGCCAAGCGAGAACAGCGGAAAGCCCTTCATTGCAGCCTCGCGAAGCTGCGGCGTCATGCGGAGAACGTGAACTGGCTGCTGCGTCTCCTTGAGCCGGTATTCCGAGAACAGCTTGTCGCGTTCCTGCTGCGTTAGATTGCGCCAGTATTCATTCTGCTTCCACACTGGAATTCCAAGATCGTCCATCACCATCTCGCCGGACACACCGCCCGCGTCGGTCGGCTTCTTGACCGGGACGCTGCCGGGCTCGACCCGTGCGCCGTGCTTCTTGGCCAGCGTGTTGGCCTTATCGACCAGCATCTTGTCGTAGAACGCCTCCATGCCGTGGCCGCCGACATTCAGGTCGATGCCGTCGAAGTAGCCGCCGTCGTAGTTCTGGCCTCGGGTGCGCTTGCCTTCGTCCTTGAGGATCTTCTCGGCCATCTCCTTGCCGACAACAGACGGCAGATCCTTCGCCGCGACCCGGTCAGGATGGTTGAACCCGTGATCGTCCTTTGTCGTGCCGCCGATCTCGTAGGTGCCATCGGAGTGCTTCTGATACTGAAGCTCCTTCAACTGCGCGCTCAGTTGATATCGTTCCGCCTGCGCCTTGCCGGGCGTCCACGACAGCGCGTCGTAGTTTTTCTCGGCCGCCTCGCGGATCGAACGCTTGAGTGACAGGTCGGCCCATGTCGATTTGAACGGGGCGTTGGGAACGCCGGGCTGACCGGGGTCAACCTTTCCGCTTTGATAGGCGGACAGTTGCGCCTCTGCGGCTTGCTTGTTGTTGAAATCCTGAATGAAGCGTCCGGCGTCATCGCGGATCACCCAAGGACCGTTGCCCTCGATAGCGTAGGTGCGCTGACCGGGAAGCTGATATCCCTTGTCCCTCCCCGCCTGATGCCAATCGCTCTGGATCTCCTCCAGATGCAGCGACTTGCCGACGCCGGGAATGTCGCGGTCGTTCATCCGGGTGTGTGCGATCACGTTGGGCTCGTCCCAATGCGATGATTTGAATTCGCTCTCTCCCTTCTGAAGGGAGAGTTCTTCTGCTTGATAGCGGGCAGCGTTGGCTTCCCGGCGGAGATCGGACACGCGCTGATATGCGGCCAGTGTCGCCGGATCGCCCGGCCTGTTTTCCTCTGCGAGGCGCTTCCACTCGGCCATTGCGTCCGCAGTCTGCCGCCCCAACTGGTTGGCCTTTGTCTGTGCGGTCTTCAACGCTTCAGCGCCGCTGTACGGCAGCGTCATCAGCCGCTCGCGATAATTCTCTCCGCCGGGGAGTTGCCACGTATTGAACTTGGTTGGCTTGCCTTGGGCGGCGCTGATCTTATCGGTCAACGCCTGATCCTTGTCGGCAAGCTCGGCAACGCGCTGTCTCGTTACGTCCCGGCTCGCCGGATCTAGCGCAAATTGCTGACGTGCTTTGTCCAGATCCGCGCGAACAGCAGAGCGTTCTGTTTCAAGAGCCGCAGTCGCGGCATAATCTGGCGAGCCCCTCGATACCTCATTCAGCTTCACCTGATTGGCCGCCGCGTGCGCCTCCATCTCGGCCTTGGTCAGCGTGCCGGTCTTTGGCAGGTTGCCAAACATCCAGTCCATTTCCTCGGCTTTCACGCCGGGCTGGTTGCGGAGATAGCCAAGCCACTGGTCGGGCGTGCCCTTGGTCAGCTTGGCGTTCTCGACCGCGCGCTGCGTTGCGCTGAAAAACGGAGCCGCCGCCTCGATCCCCTTGCGGATGATGTCGGCAGGCCCGGCTTCCGCCTCGCCAGTGCCGCCTGCCGTAGCTCCGGCACCCACGCCGACGCCCATCAGCGTCGCCCACATTTTCGGATTGCGCCGGATGAACTCGGAGACATTGTCCACCACCTCCTGCGTCACCTTCTGCGCCTTCAGCGGCCCGCCCGGCAGTTGCCCCATCGTGTAGTAGGCAGGCAGGTTACCCATCTTGGGCCCGCCCTTGCTCATCAGATGCCGCCACAGGTCCGGTT